CTGCGTTCACTAAAATTTCTACGGGAAATGGACTCGAGTATGGATTATACATTACAAAAACAAGTTGTCCGCAATCTTGAGTAGCTAACTTATGGTCGGGGTCTACATATGTTGTAGAATTCTTCTTAGGTCCGCCAACGAATTTCAATATAGATGTGTTAGGAACATGAAATTCATGAGCAAACAAAGTCGGATTCCACGTTATAGGTAGATTCTGGTATGGGATGGGAAAATCAATATTTTGATCGCCTACTATAAGAGGGCATAAAGCCTCCTTAACTACCGTACCGTAAGTTAGTCCTTGAGCTGCAAAAACGAATTGTTTTTGAGGTACATAAAAAACAGACGAAACCACCGTATCAGTTCTAGCATTGTCATCATTCTTAAATGACACCACCCTGACCTGAAAACGGGTCGACGGAAATTTACCATAATACATTGACGCCACAACCTGCATTGGATTAGCATATTGTGAAGTGAACATAGCAGTAGTTTCTCCGTAAACTTCGTCAATATCATATACCAGATAATTGTAACCCGGGTCCAACTCCCGCGAAAACTTCGTGACGTTATAAGTTCGCCGAATTATATCGCGTATCGAATCGATCGTCTGTAACCTACTAACAGCTGCTTTCGGTTGACGCTCTTGTTCTTGATCTTCCTGCTTCTGCGGTTCATTCATGACTCGCATCGACTGAGATACAAATTTGGTAGACTTAACTACTCCAGGAAAAGAGACCTTTAAAGCTTGAGTTGAATATCCAAAGAACTGTAAATTTGGCATACCCTGATAGTAAACGTTAAAATAAACATCCACAGGAGAGTCGCCAGAATTTGCCAACGGTTGCGCTACATAAATGTAGTATAGACCATGGAACAGCGCCTCGGCATATTGCTCAGCTGAGCACTGCGTGAGCTCGTTTCGACACAAATAAGGCAACACTACCTCATGTGTCTGTCCCCCTTCACTGAATTCCATTAAGTGAGATGGTGCATTAAGAATAGATCTATAGTCGGGATATGCTAACAAACATTGCACTGACGGGTTGTACATCTGCAATAAACGCAGCTTAACTTGCTGTTTGTTATTCATCACGGCCTCGATAGTAATCTTAATGTCCCCTCTCCACGCCCTAGATAAAGCGTGCAATAGACGAATATTGTTAGTGAACTTAACGCTTACCTGAGAATTGTCGAAGGCATATTGGTTCGGTGAAATAGGTCTTACCCATAACAACGTTCCGGTAGGATCGTTCTGATTAACTCTGAACGTTCCCAAATATTGCTTCTTTGCTATTATATGACTATAAAGCATCTCGTCCTCAGTAGTGTTGAAGACTGGGCAGTCCACTATTCTATTCGCCCCCAAATTGGTATCAAGGGTTTCGAAGTATGTTTGCGTATCAATAGTATTCAAAAAGTTTCGCTCGGAAACGATAACTCTTTGATTAATTATTGAGGAGTTAGGGTTATGCAATCCTGTCTCCTTGCGAAAAATACTTCGGGCCTTATCGATGAAGTCCGCTGTGACCGTTTTTGCCTTAGTTGTTAAGTTGTCCGCTAGAGCGGTACCCATCGTCGCTAAGAAGGAAGATTGTGAGACCCAATTAACGTAGCGTGGTGTTGGAACACGCATGTCCAGGCTATTAAAAACAGCCTCAACCGTTATCTTAAGACTCGTCGATGATCCTGCACTTGGAGCCAGGGCATTAAGAACCAAGAAAACCAAAGTTCCATAATTGCCATTCACGGGTGTTATATCCATACTTGGAGTGTATGAATTAGAAGGTAGCTCCATGTCCAAAGTTGCCATATCTGTATTGCAATACCATGGCACCTTCAGAGTAGTTGAAGTGGCTTCGTTCGCGAATAACCTTACGTGCGGACCTGTTAAGATGGTGTTTATCAACCCTACTTGACTAAAACTCGAATCAAGTGTACCATACAATGGAGGAATTACTCCGGCAATAACACAACCACTATGAGTGATCGTGCCCGCTACCGAAATTATTAACTCCAAATCACATCTATACAAAGAAGCTATTTTAGTAGCACTTAGCAAAGAAGGGTTGGATCTTAAAACATCACCTGGCATTAAGGGGTAATCACATTGGAGAAGATCACCTCTAACCTTACCTGTCGGCCAATCGACTGTTGTTAAATAGAACGGCCTCTCGATAAAAGGTTTTGCATCGACGACGAATTGATTGGGTATAAGAGTGTCAGTTAGGACATAATCATGTTGGTTTTGCGGAGGTTGGATTTCACGCGTAGCCACAGAAGAAACAGCAGTTTCGACTACAGCTGAACCATGATTAATGATCGAGTTCGAAGAAGAAGAAGAGATATCAGAGAAGTTTTGATTTGTCGATTCCATTTTCCACATTGATCCATAGCATGCCTGAGATTTTATCGAGTTTACTTGGTATGCGCACACCGTACTGTATTCCACGTTTGCACTTCAGCCCTAATGAAAGAGCCTAATGTGTGTGGGGTAAGAGTCTTTAGGTGTGTGCTAGCTGGGCCTTAAGACCGAACGTTAGCCGTGAAACATCAGGATAATTACTATGGGCTGGAATTCATTTTCGCAAAATAGAATTCCTGGTTTTACATGATTAAACATATAATTCCAACTAAAGACCTAAGAGCGTAGAGGTTTTACAAAGTAAAACGTATCGTCTCAGGGGTTACCCGGCCCAGTTTAGGCGGGGACAGCCGTAGCTGCTTCATAGTGACTCCACTAAAAGAGAGCATTTTGTTAACCCAGATACACAACTGGGGTTATGCCAATTAAGTTGTTGTTGATAGTATGTACCGCCTAATTAAAGGAAGTACATAAAGCTTAGAATAAAGAACTCCGGCCAGTTAAGGCAAGGGCTTGACTAAAAGTCGTATTCCGGCCAATTAAGGCAAGAAAAATACTCCGGCCAATTAAGGCAAGAGAACTCCGGCTGGCTAAGGCAAGAGAATGACTAATAATC